TGACGAGGGATTGAACTTAACAATCACATCGGTAAATGCGTCACCAACAGTTGAGTCTGGTGAGTTAACGAAATCTACGAGCTTGAAAGCAATCGTAGCGGTGGCAGCGGCAGTGGCTACATCCAGAGAGATTCTGGAATTACCATTGGACGTGTCTGGTGCGGTCTGATTAACAGCGAAGTTGCTATGCATCAGAGTTTGCGCCACGGCAGCATCAGCTTGGACTTGGAACAACGCATTAGGGTCATCACAAATATAAGCTTGAGCATCAGCAGCAACTTGACCAGCAGGCCACTGATTGTTCTGGATAAATCCACTAACAGCGTCAGTGTACGAACAACCAAGGAAGATTCCAACAGTCCCAGTAGGGAACGGATTGGCGTTGTTGCCAACAACAGTGACCTTAACAATAGTGCCGTTGGCAGCTACTGCTACAAGGTCTCCGTTGGCGATAGCGGTATTGAACCCAGTGGTAATAGGCAATTGGCGTGTGGACCCAGAGAAGGGCCGACCACCAATGGCATTAATAGGGCGCAAACCGTATGGGCTAGATGTAAGGGCCATTTTAGGCTCTCCTTCTATTACGATTTTGGTTCAATTGAACCTTTTCAAGCAAGTCAGGACTTGCCAAATGAGGTGCGCGAGGAACGCTCTGAATTTAACACAGGCATCCTCGGATCGGATTCGCGCATGAAGTTTCTATCCACTGATTCCATTTGAGTCTTTGCAGTGTATAGTTGACCTTCTTCACGATTGTTTGCTTTTTCAGTTGGAATGCTACACAGTAGCAAGCCACCAACTTCAACATTATCTTTGAACCTAGAATCTATGTCAGACATGATGTGAAGTTCAGGATACTCAGAAGCTAAAACAGGGGTGTAACCCTCTCTGAATCGAGATGACACGTTAGTATTGTCTGCATTACCCAATGTAGATGTGCGAACATAGCGGAACTCTAATCCATCTCTAGGTTCGGGGGTTGGCAACATACTTTGACGTGTCCACGGCTTTACACGCTCGGACATTTCGCGAGTTTCAGATTCCCGTGGTTTCTTTGATTCAGCCATTTCTTGACTCCTTGAGTGCTTGCGCTGCGTACTGTTCATTAGTTAGACCAAGCCTCTTAGCGAGGGACGCTTGAGATGGTGACAATGTCACCGTGCGTGATTTGTTTGTGCTACGGTTGGCAGGGGCAACCACGTTACCCGTTTTTCTGGACGTTACAACATTGCGTTTGTTTTCTCCAGTATTAAATTTCTCAGGGAACTGAGCCTTCATTGCATCGTCAATCTGGCTATAGTAATCATCACTGCCAACAGTCACCCCGTTGGTTGCAAGTTCCTCATGAACTCCGAATGCGAAGCCTGTCATTCTTTTGTCAGGACCAAACCATTCATTTTTATCAGACCATTCTTTTGTTCTTTGATCTGGTTCTTGAACTACTTCCTGAGATGGTTGCAATTTAAACTCTGAAGTTGGTCGTTGTTGAGGTTTCATCCTCTGAACACGATACTCTTCATTGCTTATAGCATTTAAAGTTTCTTGAGCGGCAATAATAGCATCTGAGTCACCAAGGTCGTAGGCTTCCTTGTATGCGGCCTTTGCTTGAGCCTTATCTGCTGTAATTCTGCGTTTTGCCTGATCAACTATAACGCCTTCACCTTGCTCCAGCGTTTTCTTTAATCGCTCATTCTCTTCATGAATTGTCTTGGCGTAATTAACCGCCTCTTCACGAATTTTAATGGCCTCTACCTTATGCCTTTCGGCTTCTTTGATATCAAAGGTCATCTTCTTAATGCGCTTTTGCACACCAGCACTATACCCAGCTATTTCTGTTTCTGTGGGTATTTGAGATGAAACTTCCTCCGAAGTTTTGGGAGAATCAAAGCCTTCATCATCAGAGATTTCAACTTCAATTGAATCAGTATCTTCCAATGCACCTATTACTGTCTCGTTTTCACCTTCAAGGTCTAAAGCTTTATTGGTCATACTCTTGTATACCCCCGTGGGTCATCTACTACTGCTTCAACTGTGTCATCATTAATGATTCTGAACTCTTTGCCGTGAATTTTAAAACGGGTTCCTGAGTACGATCTAAAGATAACAAAGTCTCCCTCTTTACACCAAGGACCATCTGGGAAACGACTTTTATCTGAATAAGCTGATTCACCAACTTTCATGACAAATCCAATAATGGACGCTGTCTCTTCAGAGTTTTTAAGTTCATCTGGCATAAAGACGCCACCTTCTGTGGTGTCTTCTATCTCAGGCATTGCTATTAGAACTTTGTAGCCTGAAGGTATTGGGAGTTTTTTAATAGTTTTTTCTGATACTTTTTTTTCTGCGTACATTTCTTGCTTCCTTGCAGTGACTTTAGGCTCACAGTACCTTGCGTGGGACTACCACGATGTTTCATCGTTAGAATAAAAAAAAATAACTATCAACACTAACTCTCTAAAAATCTTTTCTCCAGCTCTTCTAACTCTGACATTATGTGTTGATATGCCTTGTAGGAGCCTACGGAAGTGCAATAGCTGTTATAGTCTGATGCACCCCCATAAGTTAGGTGATACTTGATATCATCCATCTGGCCTTTGATTTCCTTGGTTAGCAGTGTTAGGATCGTTTCTTCCATTTTCTAATCTATCCCTTTCAGAGATTTCTGTTTCCAGTAAGGTCTTTGCTACATTCAAGCTAAGGTCAACGCCTTCCTTCTTGGTTTTGGCTTCAGACTGACTAAGCTCTATACCAGCCTTGAGGCCAATCTGTGCGCTGACACGTTTGTTCTCAGATTCAAGCTTGGCTGCTTCAAGCTGCAACTTTCCAGAATCGAAGTTTATTTTGTGCTTCAGCTCCTGTTCTTTTATCGCCAGCTCTTTCTGCTGTATCTGAGTTAAGGGATCGCTCTGCTGACGCTGGTTTTCTTTTTGTTTTGCCTCTGCTTGATCTTTCTTCAGAAGCTTGTCTGCCGCCATAGCGGTCAAACGAGACAGCTCTACCTCTGCATCCTCAGGAAGAACTGTGTCTATGCTAGGCATTTCCACACCAAGGTTCTTCTGTATCTCAACTCTGTACTGCATCGCTACGTGTTCAGTTACATGCGTAGCCATAGCAGCCTGAATAGCTGGAGCAAACGGGCTTTGACCTACAATCTGACGTAGCTTTGGGTCTTCCATTGCTGCCATGTGAACCTGAATGTGTGCCTCATGATCTTGGTACATAAAGGCCTTTACAGGCTCTTGCTTCAACATAGCCATGTTCTCCGTTACTGGGTCCATTGGCTTAATGTCTTCTGGTAGTTTAATTATATCACCAGCGTCCTGAATGCCCAGAACCTCCAGCATCTGACGGTGTAGCTTGCCCATATCATATAATTGAGGTGCCTGTTGAGCCAACTGTAGCGCGGCTTGATACTGCATCACCCTCTGAGCCATAGTAGATGCGTTAGGGTCAGACACAGGTACAACATCAACACGTCCATCGAAGTCATCAATGCGGTTGAAATCACCGTCCGTCTCGTATGCGTAGTCTTCTGGCATATAATCACGAATAATACGCGATAATAAGCGCAGCTCTGTCTTCATTGATGCGTGTATACGGGCCTGTACCCCAGACATAACCTTCATAGAGCGTTCCATTAGGGCCAAAGTGGTCCCAACGGGTGCCTGAGGGTTCATATCTCCTACTTGAACGTCTGCAACCGATCCAATGCGGCGTCCTTCTTCAACAACGTTTCCAAGTAAAGCGTAGAGTACGCTTGATGGCTCTTTGTACGGGATAAAAGTGATTGAGTCGCGTATTGCGCCACCTGGTACGTCCACATCCCTAAATTCACCTGGCATGAGCGGCGAATCATCACCTTTGATGCGTAGACCCCTAGCTTTGAGGCCAGCAGGTAAATTCGACAACGTGCCAGCGTCAATAAGCTGGCGAAGTATTGAAGTCGCAGATTTAGCCAGACCCCCAATGAGGTGAATAAGCCCTGTACCGTAGAACCCAAGTCCTGGAAGGTATCGGTAATGAGTGAAATGCTGTATTTTCTTTTTCTTATTGTCATCTTCTTCCCAATTTGCCCTGATTGATAGTATTGTTCTAGACGATTTATCAATTGTTATGACGTATGGTCGGGCTATACCGTCTGGATCATCAAAATCCTCTGGCATGTTGAGGTTAACATGCATCTCAAGGATGGTATGGCGGTCATCATCGGACATAACGGTGCTTTCACCGTCTAATTCATCGTACTTCTCTTGAATGTCTGAGTAATCTGGCTCTGCACTA